TCGCAAATTGCGTCCGCAAAACTTTTGTGTGAAAACGTATTCGAACCTTTGAGAATTCACTTAAACACTCCGATAAAAATTAGTTCGGGTTTTCGCAGCGCACAATTAAATAAAATGATCAAGGGAAGTTCAACGAGCCAGCATTGCAAAGGCGAAGCAATGGACATTAAAATAGGCGCAAAGGGTTTTGATTTTATTAAAGATAAATTAGAGTTCGATCAATTAATATGGGAGTTTGGAAACGAAGAAAACCCGCAGTGGGTACATGTTAGTTATAGCAAAAGAAACAGGAAACAAGTATTAAAAGCAACCAAAAAAAATGGCAAAACTATTTATTCTAATTACTAGCATTTTACTTTATTCGTGTTCGGCACAATTTCACCTGAACAAAGCAATAAAGAAGGGTTACGTTTGCGAAGACACGGCGGACACTTTAACGATCACAAAATTAGACAGCGTATTAATTACAAAGTTTGACACCACATACTACGAAACTTTTTTAAAGACTTACGACACCATAGTACAATGGAAAACAGAATACATCCCAAAAACCCGCCTAGACAAAAAAATAGAATACCGCATAAAGATTAAGACAATCTACAAAGACAGGATCGTAGAAAAAGCAAAGGCACGCGCGGAAGGCCAGAAGGCAAAATCAGAAGTTAAAAAGAACCGCCCGAAAGGAAATTTAAATCTTTTATTTGTAGGCGTTGGAATTGGATTATTACTTTCGTTTCTTTGGAAGTACGCAAAACAATCATTAATATAAATTTTTTATGAAAAACACCAGCGCAAGGTTTCGACTTAAACAGGACGAAATCCAAATGCTTATGCAATATCGCGGAATAAAAAACGCAACCGATGAAGCAGGAGTAGACGACAAAGATGTAAAGCACGGATGGCTAAAAACAAAAGACGCAAGTTTATTCTTTAAAAACCCAAACTTTAAACAGGAAGAACTAAACGCGATCCAGAAAATAAAAGACGAATGCATAAGCGAGGTTAAAAAATACGCACCGAAATACCGAAGCATAGAAACAATTAAAAGCGAGGATACGCATTTATTAGTTATAGACATTGCAGACCTTCACATAGGCAAACTAGCAACAGCATTCGAAACAGGCGAAGACTACAACAGCCAGATAGCGGTTAAACGCGCAAAAGACGGAATGCAAGGCATCCTAGACAAGGCGAAAGGGTTTAATATTGACAAAGTTTTATTTGTTGCAGGAAACGACATACTACACACCGATAATAACAAGCGAACCACAAATGCAGGAACACCACAAGATACGGACGGAATGTGGTACGATAATTTTTTAATGGCAAAAAACCTATACATTGAACTTTTAGAAAAATTAGTTAGTTTTGCAGACGTTGAAGTTGTCTACAACCCAAGCAACCACGACCTAACGCACGGCTTCTTTTTAATGCAATTGATAGAAGCGCACTTTGCTAATTCAACGATCACATTTAACGTTAATTTGCTACACCGCAAAGCATTTAAGTACGGTAACAACTTGATAGGAACCACGCACGGAGACGGAGCGAAAACAGAAAACCTGCCTTTATTATTAGCAACCGAGTTCCCAATTTTATGGAGCGAAACAAAACACAGGTATATATACAGCCACCACATACACCATAAAACAAGTAAAGATATGATCGGTTGCACGTTTGAAACTTTGCGCAGCCCTTCTGGGAGCGATAGTTGGCACCACAAAAACGGATACACAGGCGTACCGAAAGCCGTTGAAGGCTACATCCACCATAAAGAATTTGGTCAAATTGCACGCTTAACACATATTTTTTAATATCTTTGTATTTCATAGTTAGTTTTAAAGGCGGGAGTTAGAAGCAACCGCCTTTTTTTTTGTCACAAATTTTGACAATAAACGGGACGGATCCGATTTGCCTACTTTGTATTTACAACTAAAATCTAAACCCAGACTTTAGATTTGTCTAGTTTTTAACAGCAAAAACGTGACATTTTAAGGCTACAACCTTAATAACAGCAAAGACTTTAAGGTTTTAACCTGTCAGAAACCCCGAATTATTATAATATTTAGCGAACACGATCCCTAATTATGTTACATTTTTAAGCAAAAATTACCCTTATTAAGTGCTTTAACCTTGAATAAGGGTGTAATTTGCCCTTGTTCTTATTTAGAATGAATATTGATAAGGTTTTTTTCTATTCAGAAAACCCAATAAACACAAGGGTTTAAAAAAATAATCAAAAATAAGTTAAAAATAAATGTTAAAAAGTATTGTAGTTTTAAACAAAGTGCGTATATTTGTCAAACAAAAACAAACAAACACTATGAAAACACGAAACGAAATTTTAGACTTCTTGGAAGCACAGCAACAAGAGAACAACCAGAACACAAATCAACTGCACTTGATTATTCAAACCTTGACTACATTTTTAGAAGACGATCAACTACAGGAAATAGAAAATTTATTTAACCAATTTAAAAACTAGAAACTATGAACATGAGTTACTGCCGATTTCAAAACACATTACTAGACCTACAAGATTGTTACGACAACTTGCCAGACGGAAACTTACAACATGCAGAAGCCGCAGCATTTGCAAAACTAGTGGCACTGGCCAAAGACATCGCCGAAACATACGAGGATCTCGATTATTACCAATTAAAAGATTTAGCAATAGAAAATTATAGAGACGAACAATAAACAAATAAAAACTAGAAACTATGAAAAAAGAAACAAGGATCACCAGAACAAGAGAACAACTACAAATGTCGATATTAAAGCACGGACATCGGCACTCAAAAACAATTCAATTATTAATTAAATTAAACAACATAAAAAAATAAAACCATGAAAGACTACAGAATTGAATACCAAGACAAAGACCAGAACGAATTGTTCATAGGCATTGTAACAGCAGTAGACCTGCAAGACGCAACAGACTACGCAAACAAATTATTTGCAGAAACCAAACTAAACGATTTATACACTTTTGTAATAACTGAACTATGAAAAATTTAATCAACTACTTTACACCAGCGACCGAAGAACACAAATCGTTTTTGAGGCACTTTTTAGGCACTCTAACGGCTTTTATTCTGTTGGGTGGTATGTTTTACTGTTTGATGTATTTAAAAACGATTTAAGGAACACTTTATTAACTAATAAAAAGTAATTAACTTTTAATTGTGTAAAACTTTAAAAAAATAAATGTTAAAAAGTCTTGCAGTTATTAAAATAAGTATTATATTTGTATAGAATTAAAAACAAACAAAAACTAAAACAAACAAAATGAAAGACCTAAACCAACACCGAGCACTAGCAAACAGACTTTTAAACAGATACGGGTACACAGGAGTAAAAGCAATTGTTAACCACATCACAGGAGAAGCGGTAATCATCATGAAAAACAACGGAGACGCAAACGAAATGTTTGAAATTTTTGGAGCGGAAGGTTACAACTTTGGAACACAAAATTAAAAACTAACAAACAAAAACTAACAACATGAAAACAACAACAAACAAAATTAAAATTAAGGTTCAAAGATTTGGAAACGTTATTATAACACAGACCATCCAAAACAAAGTAATAATAAAAACAGAAGTTAAACACATTTAAAACTAGAAATTATGTTTATAGAAACTTACAAAAACGAGAACATTTACAAATTCAACGGCTTTTATCAAGTTGGGCTAAACGGCGCGAGCATTTCAAGTTTAGATTTTTTAAAAAAACTTATAGATTTAAAATTTAAAAACAAATAAAAACTAACAAAATGGAGAATAGAAATTTAGGAGTATGGAACAGGGGCTGGGAATTATTATACGAATTTGCAGGCTGGCAATTTTCGATCGCGGGAACTTGGGAGTTTAACGATTGGGACGAAGTGAGCGAATACGCATTTATAGAACTTGACGTAGAAGTTAGCGAAAAATGGATAATTGAAACAGACGACAACTTACAGCCGCACGTTTTAGGGGTTCGTCTTTTGGAAGATTTGAGACTTGAAATGCAGGAAATAATAAACAGCGATCTAGCAAACTATAATTTTTGGGAATGGAAGACAAGCAACGATGACTCAAACTACACTTTTTACCACGAACTATGAAAGCGGGAACAATATACGACCAGATGGATTGGTGGCAGCGACAATGGCGCGGATCATTTGACCTTTACCTTTATTTAGAAATTTGCAGAATAAAAAAAAACGAAAACCAAATACAAAAACCTATGAAACGATTTAAAGCAACCTTTAAAACTTGGGCATACGTTGGAGCACCCATGAAACTAGAAACACGAATAGTCGAAGCCTACGACACCCAGCACGTTAAAAACTTGATCCAGAAAAACGATGATATTATTATGGAAATTAAACAAATAGAGCAATGAAACAGACAGCAGTAGAATGGTTATTTGAAAAATTATGTTCAGAGAAATTAAGTTGGAATAAAGACAGTAATGGAAAGTTATTTATTGATTTAACAACAAGCAATATATTTAACCAAGCCAAAGCAATGGAGAAAAATGAAAAATTAAAAAATCAATTATTTAGAGGAAAAGTATCTGAAATAATAGGATGGAGTAAAGTTATTGAATTAATGAAAGAATGTAACAAAACATTTAAAAAAACAGAACAATGATAGAACTAATAAAACAAATTATAGAACAGGATCAACTAGGAAACAAAAACCGCAAGCGGGAAATAATACACCGCAGAATTTATTTATTTAGAAAACTACGCGAGGACGGATACACGCTTAAAGGAATTGGAGATTTATTTAATTTAAACCACGCGACAGTTTTACACGGACTAAATACTTACAAAAATTTAGTAGAGACAAAAGACAAAATATTCCAACACGATATCGAATACTATAAACTTCTTTTGAGTTTGGAACGCCCAGAACTTGATCTGCGGAAGGAAATAAAAGAAGCCAGAAATTTAAGCGACCTGCGGAAAGTTCAACAACGAATCAAAAACAACTTTTACTAATGGCTGACGATAAGAAATCATTTTTGCTTTATTGCGATGTTTTGCATACAGTAGAAAAACTAACAGACGAACAGGCGGGGAAATTGTTTAAACACATTTTAAAATACGTTAACGATTTAAACCCAGAATGCGAAGACTTATTAACTGAAATAGCATTCGAACCGATTAAACAAAGTTTAAAGCGCGACTTGATTAAATGGGACGACAAAATACAAAAGCGAAGCGAAGCAGGGAAAGCGGGAGCAACCAAAAGATGGCAAAATATGGCAAACGATAGCAAACGCATAAAACCGATGGCAAAAATGGCTGTTAGTGTTAGTGTTAGTGATAGTGTAATAAATATATATAGACGCTTCGCGCATTTGTCTATTTCAAATGAGGAGATAAAAAAGTTATTAGAGAAAAACACACAGGAACAAATCGACAACGTTTTAAACGACATAGAAAACTACAAGGGCAATACTAAATATAAAAGTTTATATTTAACGGCTTCAAAATGGCTACAGAAAAACGAACCAACAGCGGAAGGAATATCACCAGAAGAAATAAAAGCAAGAAAACATGGATACATTAAATAACGGAGCCGCGCTGGAATACTTGCTTAACTACAGGGACGGCAAAATTAAACACGGACTGGAACTTGGAAATGGACTAGACGACTATTTAAAATTTAAACGCAAGCAAGTAAATATAATTTTAGGCCACGACAACGTAGGCAAAACTTATTTTATTAATTGGTATTTTTTAGCACTTGCACTAAAGCACAAACTGAAGTTTATCATTTGGAGCGGGGAGAACCAGCACGGTCAAATTTTGCGAGACTTGATACAGATGTACGCAGGTGTAAATTTTAAGCAATTAACCCACGATGAAATAAGAAACTACAGCGCATATTTAGAACAATACTTTACATTTGTAAAAAACGATCGCCTGTACAAACACGAGGAACTATTTAAAATATTTAAAGACAGCGAAGCAGACGTTGCGCTTATTGATCCATTTACAGGCCTTGACCGAAATATGACATACGAAGGAAACTACCAGTTTATGAACGCAGCGCGAGAATTTGTAAATAAAACAGGAATGACGATTTATATTAATACGCACCCAAATACAGAAAGCGGAAGGAACTCCAATATTTACGCAGAAGGAGACTTCAAAGGACATTTAAAAGCACCGTTAAAAGACCACGTAGAAGGCGGCAAGGCTTTCACAAATAGATGCGATGATATGATCGTAGTGCACAGGCTAATTAAACACGAAGTAATGAAATTTGTAACTTGGATAAGCACTGAAAAAATAAAAGACATAGACACAGGGGGAAAGCATACAGGATTAAACGATCCCGTCTATTTAGAATACAACTACGGACTAGGATTTAAAGTTTACGGGAAAGATGTAATATCAGAATTTAGGCCAACAAACAAAATTAACTTAAAACCTTTTTAAAATGGAACTAGAACTATTAAGCAGCAGAATAAACTTAAACCACACCTGCCTAAAATTACAGGTAAGCATTGACGAAATAAAAGCAAAGAACCCGCACCGAAATGATTTGATTACTTCAATGGAGCAAACCATGCACGAAATAAAAAAAGCAATATTTATTTACCAAACTTTAGAAAAAGAATTTAGATCAACCAGACAAATAAACTTCGACCTGCAACATTTAAATTTAGAGTTGAAACAGGAAGTAAAAGATTTAAAAAAAATAATAGAATTTAACAACGCGGAACTTTGAAAGCCAGAACAAAAAAATGCTTTAACTGCAAAGAACAATTTTTACCTTTTAGCACACTTCAAAAGTTTTGTTTAAAAAACGAATGTATAAAAGCAATGGTTGAAATGCAGAAACTAAAGGAATGGAACAAGAAAAAAAAGAAATTAGTTGAAGACTTAAAAACCGCAAACGATTATTTAAAAATAGCCCAGCAGGTATTTAATAAATTTATTAGGCACCGAGACGCAGGGTTAAATTGTATTTCGTGCAGCAAGCCATGCAAAAAAGAAAACGCAGGCCATTATTACTCGCAAGGCGGACATTCAAACGTTCGCTTTAACGAAGACAACGTACACCTTCAATGCGAAGCCTGCAACACTTATCTAAGCGGCAACTTGTTAAACTACCAGATAGGAATAAAAGAACGAATAGGATCCCAAAGATTAATGGAACTTCAGGCATTAGCACACGAAACAAAGAAGTGGAGCAAAGACGAACTAAAAGAATTAATAGAAACATATAAACAAAAATTAAAGTAATTAAAAATACATTGTGTATAACTTTTTTTATTTTAATTAGATTTATATATAAATAAACTTTATATTTGCATGTAATTATTAACGAACAAAAAAACAAAAACTATGAAAGCAACAACTGAACAACTAAAAAAAATTGAAAGATTAAAAAACGATTTCTGTATAAATGTAATAAACTACGGTTTTTATTCAGACGGAACAATGAGCGTACTTTGTCGAGATAACGAAAAAGATATTTTTCATGTGCATGTAGATAAAGAAGGCAAATATTTAAACATAATAAATCAAAACACAAGCAGCGCGACTTGTTAAATAACGCGCAAATTTTAACTAATTTAAAAAACAAAAAACTATGAAAAATTTATTTAAAGCATTAGCAGAATTTCAACAAGAAGTACCAGTGATCCACAAAGCAACACAAGGCTACGGATACACCTACGCAGACCTTCCGAAAATTTTTGAAGTGATCAACCCGCTACTAAAAAAACACGGTTTAGGATTTACACAATTAATTAACGGAACACAAATAGCAACCTGTTTATTTCACGTTGAAAGCGCAGAAAGTATAGAAAGCAAAATAGACATTCCGCAGGGAGTAATTTTAAAGGGCATGAATGAGTTTCAAGTATTAGGGAGCGCAATAACTTACTTAAGACGTTACGCTTTAAGTTCAATGCTTGGATTAGTAACAGACAAAGACACGGACGCAAGCGGCGAGCAGGTAAAGCCAGAACCAAAAAAACAAGCAATAGACAACGCAAGGTTTCAAAAAGCAATAGACGCAATAAGCAAAGGCGAATACACCGTAGAAGAACTAACAACAAAGTTTAGTTTAACGGAATTACAAAGCAAAAGTTTATTATTAATTAGTAACCAATAAAACAAATATAAAATGTTTAACATGACCACAGCACCAATGGCGAATAATAGTAGCCAAGTGCAAAACAACACAGAAGTGAACAAAGTTTATCAAACAAGCAACTTGTCAATCTTTAAAAACATTAACGGGAACCGAGTACCAAACTTGCAACACGTTAAAAGACTTGCGGAAAGCATTTCTGTTTATGGAATGAAATGCAACCCTATTCTAGTAAACGAACAAATGGAAGTAATAGACGGCCAGCACCGATTAATGGCCGCTAAAGAATCCGAATCATTTATTTATTATATAATTATAAAGGGCTACTCGCTTTCTGAAGTTCACACTTTGAACCTTAACCAAAAAAATTGGAGCAGAAAAGATTTCATGGAAGGATACGCAAATCTTAAGATTAAAGATTATATAATGATTAAAACATTTGCAGAAAAAAATGATGATTTCGGATTAAATGATTGTATTGCTTTATGCTCAAATAATTCTGTAAACGCAGGAACCACAAACAACGGTAAAAAACCATTTGAAAATGGAGAGTGGAAATGTAAAGATTTAGAAATTGCACAGGAATGGGCAAACAAAATACGAATGATTAAACCTTATTATTCTGGCTACAATAGATCAAATTTTATCGGAACAATGACCGTTTTATTTAGAAATAAATTATTTGATTTTAACGAGTTTATGCACAAAGTAAGAGTTCAACCAACCGCACTAGTTGATTGCGCTAACAGGGAGCAATACAGAACATTAATTGAGGACATCTACAACTACAAGAGTAGAAACAAAATCAGCCTTAAATACTAATGAAAATAAGATGCTCAGCATTGGGGCGGTTGATGACCGCTCCACGCACCAAGACCGAAACATTAAGCAAGACCGCAAAGAGTTACATCCAAGAACTAGTGCTGGAACACAAGTACGGCATTAAAAAAGAATTTTCAAGTAGATACACGGACAAAGGATTACAATGCGAAGACGAAGCAATAAGTCTAGTTAATAATGTTCTAGGATTAAGTTTTATTTTTAAGAACGAGGAGCACTTTAACAACGAATGGATAACAGGAACACCAGACGTAAACACGAATGAAATTTTATTAGACATTAAATGCAGTTACGAAGCCCACACCTTCCCGTTCTTTGAAGACGAAATACCTACAAAAGATTATTACTATCAATTACAGGGTTACATGTGGCTAACAGGAAAGACCGAAGCCTTGCTTTGTTATTGTTTAGTCAACACCCCGATAGAAATAGTCGAAGACGAAATACGCAGGGAGCACTGGAAACATTTTAAAATTGACGAAGACGCAGAACTGCGAGAATACGTAGAAAAAAAGCATAACTTTGATCACTTACCAGATGCAACAAAAGTCAAAGTATTTAAAATTGAAAGAGACGAAACAGTTATCTGGGAGATACAAAAAAAAGTTGAGGAAGGGAGAATTTATTTTAACCAATTAATAGAAACAATATGAAAGAGAAAACGATCGCAGGAATAATCGCACTTTTGCTTTATGGGTTTGCAATAGTAGGAATAATTAATTTTTTCAGATGGCTGATATGAGCGCAAAAGAAAAAGCAAAAGAGTTATTTTGGAAATATAGACCAATAATAGCAGGAAAACAATTTGTAACAGGTTTAGTATTAATGTCAGAAGCCAAAGAATTAACAAAACAATGTGCATTAATAGCAGTTGATGAGATGCTAGATTTTAGAAATGCTTTATACATTAACGAAGGAAGTCTAGCACACAAGTATTTATTAGACATAAAACAAGAAATTGAAAAACTATGAAAACACGAATTAAAAAACTATGGCAATACTTTTGTTTCATAAACAAAGAAGTTTTAAAATGCCAAGTATTCACAGGAAGGGGCAAATTTTAATTTATGGTTACTTTTAACTTCCCAAAATCTTTTTGGATAATTGCAGAACAAATAGGATTAGCCCGCACGGTAGTAAACAAAGAACTAACAATAAAAGCCCCCAGATACGATAGAGGGGAAAAAAACCAACACGTAGACACGCTGGGCATTTTAGGAGAGTTGATCGCAATGGAATATTTAACACAAAAAAACTATGAGTTTACTGCTGCGCAATTGCTAGATTACAAACCAAGCAAAAACGCAGACTTAATTATTAAGGGGAAACGAATAGACGTAAAGACAAGCAGGAAATCAGAATACGAAATGTTACTAGTAAATGAGGAAGCACACAACAAAGGATTAAACAAAATAGATTTATACTTATTTGTTTACATTTTAAATGAGAGCACCGCAGAATTTTATTCTGTAAATTACGATGAAGTAAACAAATGGCCGTGCAAGTTAATGAAATACACAAATGCTTTTTATACAAAAATAATAGACCTATGAACATACAAATACAAGACAAAAACGTTTTAAGCGTTATGGCGCGATTTAAAGAACGATCAGAAGCAGGAATAAAGAAATACAAGACTACGCTAGAAAGAACCGATTTAAGCACACTAGAATGGCTTACACACGCACAGGAAGAAGCAATGGACTTTGTACTTTATCTCGAGCGACTTAAACACGAATACAAACAATCTAAATAAATAAACATGAAAACACAAGAACAAATTGTAAGCGGTCAAGATACTACGTCTTTTTGGCGTTTATATTGGGAAACAACCTTGCCAAATTCAGTAACCGTTGAACAATGGTTAGAAGTACAAGAATACATTGATAGTAAAACATTAGAATTTATCACAGAAACAAAAACAAATAAAAACAAATAAAATGGAACAAAGAAACAACACAGGAGCAATCTTTAAAAACGACAACAAAAAAGCCGAGAACCACCCAGACTACAAAGGCAAGGTTCTAGTCAACGGCAAAGAAATGGAAATAGCACTATGGCTTAAGACTTCCGCAAAGGGAGTTAATTATTTTAGCGCAAGTTTTAGTGAGCCGTACATTAAACCAGATGAGCCACAAATAAAAAATAATGAGCCACAATACAAAGTGCTCGATACAAACGATGATCTACCTTTTTGATATGCACATACAGGATGAACAATTACGCATGGAAGTACAAAAACTTTTAGCGTTTAAAAAACGAAACAACATCGTTAAGGAAATACAAAGCAAGGGGGTGACCTTCCATTTTTTTCAACTTACTAATTTTTTAGAAGGCAGGGACGTATCACTTTCAACGCTTAAAAAAATAGATTATTACGTAAATAAATAACAGCATTTGAACAATAAAACGCAGAAACCCAGAATTCGATTTAAACCGCTTTTAATGCGATGTAACGGCTTTTGTTTTTCTATGAACAGGTAATACCTTTTTTAAGAGATCTGCGTTCTTCAATGCAGTCGTGGGATACAAAGGGGCTAAAAAATATGTAAAACAGATAGAAAAAACACCAGAAACGTAGGCGCAGACTTAAATGTTTGCGCTTTTTTGCATTACAAACAATTTATTGTTGATAACTACATTTGTTAATTGTTGAAAAATTAATCATACATTTGCTTTAAATCTAAACAATAAAAAAATTGGAATGGTTAAATAAAGTTGCGAAACATCACAACGAATGGGTTAAAATGGTTAACACTTTCGGCGAGTATTTCTTTGCCGAAGACATAGTCCAAGAAACTTATATAATGCTTATGAAGTGGAGCAGCGAAGAAAAAATGTTCAAAGACGGAAACATAAGCAAGGGGTATATGTGGCTCGCTTTAAAAAATACTTTCCTTCAACATGTGAACAAAAAGAACAAAATCAAATTTATATCATTAGACGAAGCGCATAATTTAACAGACGAAAACAACACCGAAGAAAACGAAGCATACAATGATCTATTAAACAATATAGATAATGAGTGCGACAGTTGGCACTGGTACGATAAAAAACTATTTGAACTTTACAAAAACACAGATAAGAGTTTAAGACAAATAAGCGCAGAAACAAACATAAGCGTGACGAGTATTTTTAACACGGTTAAAACTTGCAAAAAACGAATAAAAAATAAAGTAGGGGAAGACTACGAAGACTTCATAAACAAAGATTACGAACTAATAAAAAAGAAAAAATGAAAAACGAAAGTAAAGGACTAGGCGATACAATCGCGAAAATTACAAAAGCAACAGGAATCGATAAAGTTGTTAAATTTATTGCAGGCGAGGATTGCGGATGCGATGAACGCAAAGAAAAGTTAAACAAACTATTTCCGTATGCAAAACCGTTGTGTTTAACAGAAGACGAGTTTAATACGCTGGACGTTTATTTTAAGCAAAACACGGAAACCTTAACCAGCGATGAACAAATAAGTTTAATAGCAATAAACAACCGAGTGCTAAGTCAAAGATTAACTTTTTCAAGTTGCTCAAGTTGCCTGCGTGATTTAGTAGGAAAGTTAAGAATTATCTATAACGAATACACACCAGAACAAACTGAAAATGCAGGTAGCGAAGGTTAAGATTAACAGCGTAAAGACGAACCCAAAGAACCCACGTTTAATAAAAGACGACAAGTTTAAAAAGTTAGTCAATTCAATTAAGGAGTTCCCGCAAATGTTAGAACTACGGCCAATAGTTGTAGATGAAAACAATATAATACTAGGGGGAAACATGCGACACAAGGCATGCATTGAAGCAGGGCTGAAAGAAGTTTTTATTGTACAGGCGAAAGATTTAACCGAAGAACAAAAAGACGAATTCATAGTCAAAGATAATCTAGGCTTCGGAGAATGGGACTGGGATATATTAGCCAACGAATGGGACATAGACAAGTTGGAAGATTGGGGCTTAGACTTACCGTTGGATGTAAGCGTAGAGGAACTAGAAGCCGAAGAAGATAACTACGATATACCAGACGAAATAAACACGGACATAGTAATAGGCGACTTATTCGAAATAGGAGAACACAGACTACTATGCGGAGACAGCACACAAGTTGACACATGGCAAAAAGTAATGGATGACAAACTCTGCGACATGGTTATGACCGATCCCCCGTATAACGTAGATTACGAAGGCGGCACAGGATTAAAGATTATAAATGACAGCATGAGCAATTCAAGTTTTTATCAATTTTTATACGACTTTTATACCGCACTAGGAAGTTACACAAAGAAGGGCGGGGCTTGGTATGTTTGGCACGCAGATAGCGAAGGCGCAAACTTTAGGCAAGCAATGAAAGACTCGGGAATACTTTTAAAGCAATGCTTAATATGGGTTAAAAATTCAATGGTTATGGGAAGGCAAGACTACCAATGGAAACACGAACCATGCCTGTACGGATGGAAGGAAGGAGCAGCGCATTATTTCACAAACGAAAGAACCCACACAACGGTTATAGAGGATAAGGTAGATATTAAAAAACTAACCAAAGACGAAATGAAAAAAATGCTAACTGAAATGTTAAGCGATAAAAACAAAACAACAATAATTAACTGCGACAAACCACACCGAAGTGCAGAACACCCGACAATGAAACCCATTTTATTATTGGCACCATTAATTCAAAATAGTTCAAAAGAAAATGAAATTGTTGCTGATGGATTTCTAGGAAGCGGAAGCACAATGGTAGCAGCACACCAACTAAAAAGAAAATGCTACGGCCTAGAACTTGATCCGAAATATTGCCAAGTGATAGTAGACCGAATGAAAAAACTAGATCCGAGTTTAAAGATTAAACGCAACGGAGAATTAATAAACTAAACAGCGAAATTACAGCGATATGCCGAACCCAGAAAACATAACAAAACACGAATTTAATAAAGGCGAAAGCGGAAACCCAAACGGCCGACCAAAGGGACGAAAGAACCGCAGCACGATAGCAAGGCAATGGCTGGAAGTTAATCAAAGTTTAAAGAACCCTTTAACAGGCGAACAGGAAACAATGTCACAGGAAGACTTAATGACCTTAGCACTAATTAAAAAAGCAAGGGACGGAGACGTTACTGCTTACAAGGCATTAATGGATAGTGGATACGGAGCACCAGTTCAACAGATAGAACAAACAAACATAGAACAGCCACTCTTCCCAGATGTTAATACGGACGACTGCAATATCTAAGATTGCAAAATTAAACAAGCGAATAAAAATAATACAGGGCGGAACTTCGGCGGGTAAAACTTTCGGAGTTATTCCTTTATTGATAGACATAGCAACCAAGCACAGCAACACGGAAATAAGTATTGTATCTGAAAGCATCCCGCATTTAAGACGGGGTGCCGTTAAAGATTTTCTAAAAATAATGCGGTGGTCAAATCGTTTTTTTGAGGACAAATTTAATAAGTCTTTATTAAGATACGAATTTTCAAACGGTTCTTATATAGAATTTTTTAGTGCAGATGACAGCAGCAAGTTAAGGGGAGCGAGGAGAGACATTCTATACATTAACGAATGCAATAACGTAACCTTTGAAGCATACAACGAACTAGCAATAAGAACCAAAAAACGAATATACCTAGACTTTAATCCAGCAAATGAATTCTGGGTACACACCGAACTAAAAGACGAACCAGATACGGACTTCTTAATTTTGACGTACAAAGACAACGAAGCACTCGATGAAAGGATTGTAACGGAAATAGAAAAGAACCGCTTAAAAGCCACGACAAGCAGTTATTGGGCTAATTGGTGGCGGGTTTACGGAGAAGGATTAGTGGGAATGTTAGAGGGGGTTATTTTTAGTAATTGGAAATTAATAGACAGGATACCAAACGAAGCGCAACTACTAGGTTACGGCTTAGACTTTGGATACACAAACGATCCCACAAGTATTATAGAAGTTTACAATTTTAACGGCTCCAGAATACTAAACGAAATCTGTTACCAGACAGGGCTATTAAATAACGACATAGCAAAGAAACTACAAAAACACGTAATAGCATACGCAGACAGCAGCGAACCAAAAAGCATCGAGGAAATAAAAAGAACAGGCCAACAAATAAAGGGAGTGACAAAGGGAGCGGACTCCGTAAATTACGGCATACAAATAATGCAATCGCAAAATTATTTAGTAACTTCCCAAAGCACAAATTTAATAAAAGAATTAAGGGCGTATTGTTGGGACGCAGACAAAACAGGAAAGACGCTAAACAAACCGCAGGGAAAAAACGATCACGCAATAGACGCAGTTAGATACCACGAAATGGAGACGCTAGGATTAAACAGCACACACGGAAAATACTTTATACGATGAACAATCTACAAGTGATGATGGAAGCGGTACAGATTTACATCTACCAAAAGAAAGGAGTAAAAATAAGAATTTATTTAAGGGACATCCGAGACATTAACTTACTGAAACAAGCATACGATTACATACAACAAAACCAACACAACAAAAACACGAATAATTAATTATATACTATATGAAGTTAGAACTAAACGTACCGACAAGTTTAAATGAAATTACTCTAGGGCAATACCAAAAGTTTTTAATTACAAAAGACGGAAGCAACGATGAGGAATTCGTAGCACAAAAAATGATAGAAATTTTCTGCGGAATACAATTGAAGGAAATCGCAAAAATGAAGTTAACGGACATTAACGATTTAATATTACACTTTACAAAAATATTCGATGTTACCCCGAAATTTCAACCAACGTTCAAAATTGGCACGCAGGAGTTCGGATTTATTACAAGCCTTGAGGATATATCATTCGGCGAATACGTAGACCTAGAAAACAACTTATTAAAGTGGGAAACATACCACAAAGCAATGGCCGTGATGTACAGGCCAATAACACTAAAATTTAAAAACCAATATAAGATCGCAGACTACGAACCGAACAAAGACATGCAGGATTTAATGAAGTTCGCACCAGTTGACATAGCGATAGGTTCGAGTGTTTTTTTTTGGAGTTTAGGAAGCGACTTATTACAAAGTTCACTTTCTTATTTGGAGAAGGAAATGCAGAAGGATCCGAAGATGGCGGAGAGTTTAATGAAACGGCTCAATTTGCAAAACACTGGGGATGGTACCAATCCATTTATGCACTTGCACAAGGAGACCTTACAAGATTTGAAGCAATTACCAAACATAAACTTATTGAGTGTCTCACCTATCTCACCTTCGAAAAACAAAAGCAGGAAATCGAACAAAGGGAACTAAAAAAAATACATAAACGATGACAGGATACTACAACTTATTAGACAAACTTAAAACACACTTTGACGCAGACGCAATCGTTAACACGGTAACACAGGGCGACATTTTCAAAGTAGATTTAAGCAAACAAACGATATTCCCTTTGTTGCATATAATGGTAAACAACTGCACGATAAACGGAACAACGACAAGTTGGAATGTTAGCCTTATAGCAATGGATGTGGTCGACATTTCAAAAAGCCAGACAACCGATATATTTCTAGGGAACGACAACGAAATCGATGTGCTGAACACACAGCACGCAGTATTAAATCGAGCGTTTGAAATAATGAAGCGAGGGAGTTTAATGTACGATTTATTCCAAATAGAAGGCACCGCAACACTTGATCCTTTTACCGAACGCTTCGAAAATTATATGGCAGGCTGGACAATGACATTCGATATTTTAACACCGAACGAAATGACAATCTGCTAAGATGAACCAAAGCGAAGTACAAACACAACTAGAAAAATTTAGAGACTACGTTATTAGCGAAGCACGAAGGAATTTAACCAGCGGAAACAAGAACCACACCAAAGGACTATATGAAAGTTTGAAGGGCAATGTTAAGTCAAGCCCGAATAGTTTTTATATGGACTTCGAAATGAATATATACGGCCAATTCCAAGATAAAGGAGTAAAGGGAGTCGGCGGAGTTCGAAACACAACGAGCAAATTTAATAGATCAAACAACAAGGGCAAAATGTGGAAGCAGAACGCAACAAACAGCCCCTTTAAATTCAAAGAAGGAGTAAAGCCCAGCGTTAAACATTTTCTGCAATGGAGCGCAAACAAAGGACTAAACCCGTACGCAGTTAGAGAGAGCGTTTATCATCAAGGAATTAAACCGAGTTTATTTTTTACAACACCATTCGAAAGGGCATTTTTAAGACTACCAGATGAACTTATAGAAAAATTTGGCCTAGACATAGAAAATTTATTTAATCAAGCAGTAAGCAAAAACCAAAAGAAATAATGGCAAACATATTCGCACGATCCCCGTATATTATTAGAATAGCACAAGCAGGACAAATAGGCTCAAAGTTGGAAGTTTGGCTAAGCGCAACAACTTTTAGTGGAACACCACAATACACGCTAAGCAAGTTAATTCCTTCCCCGACAAACGTAGAAACACTATACGACATAAGCCCGTACATTAGAGAATACATAAGATTTAATATATGTGCAGCAGGGGGAAACGCGGCAGTAACAAACCCGACAAACGAACGAGTTAATATACAGTTAAAACTTTACACAGATAACGGCACAACGGTCGCGCAAATTGGCGGAACACAAACGCACGTAGGGTTTGACGGATTTACATATTACGAAGAACTATATAATAAAGATTTAGGAAACTACGGACTAGACGCAGGGAATTATTACTACAACCCGACAAGCGATGCAGGAAAAATACGAGTAACAGGTTTGGCAAGTTACACGGCAAAATACACAAGTTTTGATTTAATACCAGCGATCACAAGTTTAGCAATATCAAATGGAACGTTTGACATTCCAAGAGTAAGAACGGCCAACGTTTTAGTAGGCAACAAAGTGGAAATTTTAGACGCTGGATTAGGGGTTCTTAAAACTTATTTTTTTTACCCACAAGACGAATGCAAATACACACCTGTAATTATTGATTTTGTAAATAGATACGGAGCATGGCAAA